ATACTGGATTATATCTTTAATAATTGTATCTAATTGTACATTAGCTTTAAAACTATCCTCAGGTATATTATTTATATTATTATCTATATTATTTATATTATTATGTGAACTAAGTTTACACGTTGTGTTAACTAAGTTTACATCGTCAGTAACTAAGTTTACATCAGTGTTAACTTTGTTTACATCGCTAGATGGCTTATTAAATGGTAAAGCTTCTTCATTAATATCGTAAGTATTAGTTGGGTATGATTCGTACTTATTAATGAGACCGTAAGCTTGTAGATTATCAAGATTCTTTAATATGCCCTATCTACTAGAGTTAGTCCATTCTTGTAAGTATGCTAAGCTACCATTAAACTTATGTCCTGGTGTTTGACAGAAACCGTATATAATAGCGTATACAATTAAATCATTGCCTTTTAACCCTAAACCACCATCTTCTGGTGAATTGCACATCCAACCCTAAATACAGATAAAATTGTCATTTCTAATTTTTGTCATGCGAAATACTCCCTCTTTACAATAGCTAATAAACCATTCAGGTCTTGCATAAGCTTGTTTGTACTATAGTTATTTATCTTTAATAACGCTCTTATATAGTCATCTCTTTCAATGTTATATGTTTTTGAGAAGTAAGAATAGTTACTAAGTTGTAATTTCTTTACATTTGTAGGTATAGTATTAATACTCCTCCAATTTGTAAAGCATACAGTATCTAAAAGTAAAATGTTGTAAGTATCATACTTTTTAATCATGTTTAACAATTGAAACTCAGAGTTAGATAAATCAGCATTTGAGTCTACTATATCAAATAAACCTTCGGCTGCATCATTATACTCTTCTTGTAACTGGTCAATAGATAAAGTATTGAAATTTGTCTTTCTCTTATATGCAGTTAGATTAGCTAACAATAATGATCTCTGTCTCTTCAGTGCAATGTGGAATGCTTTATCTGGTGCTGCAAAATCACCATAAAGTGAGCTTTCCTTATTTTCCCATACTCTTTTCTTAAGCACGTAGTTAATAGTGTCAATCACAATGTCATAGCATTGTTCAAATGGTACATGTTGATTACACTGAGAATAGATCTTTCCTGAATAACCCCAGAATCTACATACGATACCTGCATAGAAGTTGTTAGCTAATTTATCATTCTCATGCTTTATATACTCATAGAATAAATCGTTTTTATTATACTTCTTCCATTCTACCATATCTGCTAATTCACGATATGATTTATAAACTTCCTCAAGCATCCTTTTCCTCCACTACTCTCTTAATACATTTATTTAGCGTGCTAAATGAGAAATCTAATAGTTCAATTCTATCAAATACCATATTCCTATCGCATGCACTCTGTATAACTTTTTCAACTCTACCTATTCCAAAGCAATAGATATGCTTATATACAGACTTATATCTATAAACTACTTTATATAACATTACTCCCCCTTAAACGTATCGATAAATGCTAGCATGCTAACTTCATCTTCAAATAACCTAAGCTTCAAGTCAGGCTTAAAACTAAAATCAAATTTCTTTAGTTCTTCTATTGTACCATCGAACCAAACACCAGTATCATCATAAACTACTGCCATAATCAATCTCCTTTAACTTAAACTTCTTTGTGATTCTAACCATATTAATGACTCCATCAATGAGTTCATACTGCAATGTCTCACCAGGTGCTTCTGCATCAGGATCATTAAGAATGTCTACAACTACTGCAGGAATAAGTTCTCTGTATTCTTTAGTTACTTCTTCATCAATGAGACCATTCTCTTTTAGGGACTTAATCGACAGACCAAATCTATTAGCAATGAAATCTCTAACATACTTCATCTCATTGTCTGCCATATATTCTTTCAATTGTTCATACTTCTTCAGAAACTGATTCGTAATCATAGCCATCTCCTTCATAAACTTCTTCGCACTGAACTTCACAATCAAAATCATCCCAGTACTCCATATGCTTACCTCCTTTGGTATTAAGGATATTATATAACAAAGTTCCTGATTTGTAAACTAAAAAATAGGAAGACTTTTCAGCCTTCCTTAAAGTTAACTTTTTCAAATCTTTTGATTTCTTTTTCACAATCTTTGAATTTACGAGGATACACTTCGTTAAGCACCCATTCTCTGTATTCCTCGAATGGTTTGCCGCACCAGGCGCTCTTATCGCTTTCGGCTGTGCTCCAGGTATTGATATTTGAGTCTGGGTCAATCTGAGCAGTAAGTCCTTTTTCTCTAGCCTGTTCATAGGTAATAGTCTTCCACATTTCATATTCCTTTGTGTACTTAGCTAATTTGGTAAGACCTTTCTTCATAATCTTCATACCGTAGTCGTTAAGTTTAGATTCTTTACAAAGCTTTTCAAAGCAGTCTTGACCATAGTTAATAGTCATACCTTCTACATAGTGAACAGTAACGATGTTACTGATGTATGTTCCGCATCTATCACATAAACAACCTTCGTTCTTACCAACTGATGTGAATGTAACTTCTTTGATATGTGCCATATGAATTTACCTACCTTTGTTTTGATAGATACACTATAACACAAAGGATTAGATTTGTAAACTTATTTATCTGGAAACTCCTTGAAAATCAAAATATCTCCACAACCTTCGCATTTATATAAATAAACAACACTGCCTGATAAATCAGTTGTGTCATTATAGTGAACTTCTTTTCCACATTGACGACAAATACCATTGTTCCACTTCAATTCTAAATCTTTCTCTTCAGTGTGGCATATACCAACGCATAGTACAATTAGTACTGCTACAAATAGAAGTATTGGCCACACACATGATAATACGTCTAAGATTCTGTCTTTTAGTTTCATAGATTCTCCTTTACCATTGTTTTTGCTGAAGCCCTAATAGTTTCTTTAGTTCCTCAGTTTGGTTATAGTTATCATCAACGATCAAGTCTGACATACCTGCTTTTGCTTTTAGAATATCTTGAATACGCTCATCTATGGTTCCTTTTGCTATTAGCTTATAGATGGTTACTGATTTCTTTGCACCTAGTCTATGAGCTCTTGATTCTGCCTGATCCTCTAATGCAGCTGTCCAAGTTGAATCTAAGAAAATCTCATATGAAGCTGCAGTCAAAGTAATACCGGTACCCATTCTTTGAGCAGTACATAAGATAACTTTACAGTTATCATTATTCTGGAACTTATCTATATTATTAGATACTTCTTCATCTGATTGATCACCAGTACAGATAATAGGTTTATACTTCTTCAAAAGGTCGCACAAGTTATATAATGGCTCCTTGAAAGTAGAGAACACAATAACCTTTTCACCAGAATCTAATATATCATCTACTAACTCACAACACCTATCAAGCTTTACATTTTGTGTGACTGTAGTAGAAAGTACAGATGGGCAAGTAGCAGCCTGTCTAAGTCTAGTAACTAAACCTAGTAATGAAGTGGACTTAATGTTAACTCTATCTGCTTCTTCAACTATACCGGCTTGCAAGTCATTATAAAATCTTTGTTGTGCTGAATCCATCTCTAGATACTCTGGAACAATGACCTTAGGTGGTAAGTCTAGAATATCTTTAGTTCTTCTTAAAGAACATTCTGCTAACTCTTGCTTTAGAGTGTCTATGTTTTGGTATCCAACTAATTGCATATGACCAAATTGAGATTGGAATCTACCATAGTACTGCTTAAATGTAGAGAAGTTTGCTTTCTCATACCCTATGAACTTCAGTGGCGCATATGCATCAAATGGTGAGTTAATTAAGACTGTTCCAGTTAGACAATACTTATACTTAGCAACTTTAGATATTTTCTGAAGGTTCTTTCCCTGAGTTGACGTTACATTAGAAGATCTATGTACTTCGTCTACTGCTATCATATCAAACTTATTCTTACTATTTTGGATGGCTGCTACTACTGTACTATCTCTCAAGCATTCTACATTAATAATAACAAAGAAGTCATTGATAGGTTCATAAAGTTCTTCTGCTCTCTCACTTACGCTAGCATAAGTTATGTTACCCTTCTTGTTAACTTTCTCACCGATTACTCTTACACTTTCTTTTGAGAACTTTTGAATCTCTTTCTTCCAGTTCTGCTTCAAAGTATTTACGCAGCAAATGATTAGACAATGCTCTATTCCTTTTTGTGCTTTCAATTCTTCTGCAGTGTAGATAATCTGTGCTGACTTACCTAAGCCCATCTCATCAAGTAGCAATCCACTTTGTCTATTGATTAACCAATCTATACCTTCACTTTGATAACCAAAAGGGCTTAGTTCATGCTGAACTATTTGGTGAATAGAGTTAGAGTTATCTTCTTCTAGTAGATTGATTTGGGTGTCATCTAAGTAGGTAAGTGTATCAATCAAAGAAGATAGCTTAGAGATAGGAAACTCCCATTCATGTGTATCCTTATTGTACTGATAGTTTCCTATCGACTTAAGAGCTTCTACTATTTGCATATTGAATTGAAAGGTAACAAATAGGCTAGTTTTGCCTACTGCTTTTTTAGATAGCTTCTCTTCAATGTTAATCAAATAGGTTTACCTCTGGCAATTTTAGTTTCTTTGGCTTCTCAAATGTACTGATGTACTCTTCTTCTAGTGTTTTATCATCTGAATCAACAGTGAAGGATAGATTTGTAGAAACTTTAAGCTTAGCACCACAGCTATCGCAAATATATTCTTCTTCTAAGTTCATATCTTCACCGAGGTAAAAAACAATCTTACCTGATTCGTCCTTATGAATCTCTCTTTGCTTCCCAAAGAAGTCATTAGGTATAAAGATCTCAGATGGTAAATACTCCTGCCCACAAACAGGACACGTAATAATTGGCATATCTCGCATAAAAAATATCCTCCTATATTTTATGATAATTATATCATACATAGGAGGATTTGTAAACTATTTTTTATAAGCCACCTGGTACAACTGGTCTCCACGTACTGCCATCCCAAGCGAATACGTTGGTATAATCAACTGTGCGTGCACCAGAATTTGTATAAGCCGTAACACTTTCAACATACTACCATGAACTACCATTCCATCTACTGATGGTGTATAATCTAGTCCAATGAGCATATAAAGCAGTTACACCCCAGTCGTTATAAGACCTTACTGCTTGACCATTACCATTATAATACTGTGTACCACCAGCAGTATAATAACCATCGAATCTATAGCCAGCCCATGATGGTATAGAAATTGAAGGTAGTGAGCTATCCATAGTGCAATAAATAGATGTACTACCACCTGGACCATTGTAGTATAATGTCACATATCTTGATTGTGCTGACCAACTTGCAGTTAGCGTTAGATCGCTAGCAACTGTATATGTTCTAGCACCATAACCACTTGAAGTATAGTACTGTGTGCTACCATTATAATAGCCGTTGAATGTATACCCTGATCTACTAGGTATATAAATACTCTGAGGTGTCTAATTATATACTGCATAACCATAGTCACTACCACCAGAACCACCATTTTTATTCAAGTACAATGTATATGTATTTGCACTTGCTGAATTAGTCAAGCTATATGTGCCTGACGACCATACTGTTTTATAACCACCAGAAGATGTACCATCACTCCAAGTGCTTCTATCTAGTGAGTAGCCTGAATTAGCCCAAAATGTTGGTGTCTAAAAAGTTATATATGGTTGATTGACATAGCCATTCCAACCCCAATCAGCTGTAAGTGTTACATGACCAGATGGAGTATACGAGCCGCCACAGCTATAACCACTCCAGTTATTTACTCTAGCATTATATGTACCATTAGTTGATGAGAAGGCATTTGATGACCAAGAACAGCCACCATTTGTTACGCTTGCGTATACAGTTATTGAAAAGTTACTTGCCTGAGTATTTGAGCTTACCTGACTACCTGGTAGTGTAATTGAACCACCACCATCAACAATCTATAATGGTGGCTAAGAGCTAAATGTCCAAGTACTACCGCTTGAATATGAAACACCATATCTTCTTGGGAAGAAGTGCCATAAGTCTATTGAGTCTGAAGTAGATACTGAAGCATTTAGTGACCTTATAGTCAGTGGTTGAATTGTGGCAGTCATATTACCACAATCTGCTGAACTTCCCCATGCAGACCCATTAACGCCCCAATTACCATCTAGGTAATATAGATTCTATATAGTATCTATACTTTTTACAGCTATTGTAAACATTGTTAAACTGCCACTAGTTACCAGACCTGTTGGCTATATGCTACCTGTTACTGCATAACTAGAGTTACCATTATCATTCCAACACCCTGCATTCAATATAGGTGCACCATTTGAAGAACTTATAGATATATATGGGGTACCCCTTAAGTCATATATATTTTTCCCAGCTGTGCTTGTATATGTGTGAGCCTAAAACCAACCACAACCTGCGTTCAAATAACTCCAATAACCATCTTGCCAGAAGTGGCCATTGTGAAGCACTACAAGCCTATACCTAAGATATACGGTCATTGTTGTACCATCAGAGGCAGGCCAATTATATGTACTTGAATTATATTTAAGTTGTATTGTCTTCCAATCAGAATATTGATCACTTGTTGTTGGGTTTGCCAAAGTTAATCACCCCCGATCAAATTCTAATCCATATGTCACCAACACTAGGTCCACTTGGTGCACTGCCAGCTGCAGTTATTCTTATACCTGCTTGTGGAGCTCCACTACTATTTAGATAAACAAGCTGATTTGAAGCACCTACAGCAGAAGAACCAAGATATGTTGCTCTTGTTGCATTATCAGCATTAGCTATTGTGCCACACTATACAGGAACACCACCTGAGAAGTATACAGGGTATGCAGATGAACCAGCGTCAGTAGTTAACTTACCTGCCTGTGTAGCGCTAGATGCATTACCACTTAAAGTGCCACTTAACTGCATTGGTAGATATAAATCAATGTTTCCACTACCATCTATATTATTATTAAAGCATTTATAATCTCCACTGTATATAGCTATTGTTCTTGCAGCACCCCATTTATTTGTAGTTATATTAGCTCCACCTTCCTAAAGTGTCGAACCATTTATTGTTATAGCAGTCTTTAATTTAGTTGCATTCTCTGCATTAGTTACTTTATATGAGGTGCCAGAGCCTATTTGTATTGTATCAACATTACCTTCTGTGCTACATGAAATATCAGCATTAGTAGCTTTACCAGCTACTAACTGAGTTAAATCTGAAACACCTGTGCCACCATGTGTAGCAGGAAGTACACCATATATAGAAGTAGCATCTACATATAATTCGTTCTAAGGTGTAAGTGGCAATGTTTTTATTGTGCAGTCTGTTTTAGGTGTTGGTATTGATGTTGTAAAGAATAGACCTTTAAATTCGTCACCGTCATCTAACAATGTTGTACCATCTTCAGCAACTAATCTACCAGAGCTATCAAGCTGGACATTGGCATATACTACATTTTCTGGTAGTACATCGCCATTTACTTGGAAGCAGTAACCATAAATAACAAGTATATACCCAGTTATCTCTGAGCCATCCCTTATTACTCTATAAAAACTATCCTTGCCAGTTATTGTTCTTACTATACCAGTAAGGTTGTTTTCAGATGTGAATTTACCTTCAGCTTTAAGTGTTCTTAATGCAGATGGGAACACCTATACGTCGTTAGTTGAAATATAATTTGACATGCATAACCTCCATTTTAGTTAGATAGCGTGAGAGTCCATTGAATCTCAACATTAGTATTTGCACCTATTGTTTCAGCAGACTCCTGATTTACCTAAGCATATACTGTTTGTTGCTAATCCATGCTACAAAGCTGCAAGCTTCTAATTACCTTCCCAACAACCAATGCTTCAGGAATAAAGAAGCTCATAGTAACTTGCGCAGAAGATGAGCGTTCAGTGATATTTGATGTCATATCATAAAGAATACCAAAGTTGAATAGCTAGCCAGTGTAATCCTGGCCGCTAAACAACTTAATATATCCGGGTCTTTCGGACATTTTGGCATCGCCTCTAACACACTTTAGAAGGTACTTAAAGAATGCAGTAGTACCTTCATTGTGTTGTTCTATTATCTTGTATGGTTTATCACCATGTTTATAAATTAATTTTACGTGACCAGTATATATACCAGGCTTATCTAATTGCTCTATAGTAATGTCACTCATATCTCTTCTTCCTCACTAGGTTCATTGTTAACTGAGTTTCTATAAATTCTATAACCTTGGTTCATAGAAGCTTCTTCATAGCTTGCCTCACCATAATAAATACCAAGTTGACTTGTATCTACTTGTGTACTTGAAATAGATTCTGATTCTTTTATAACTGTACTCTGACCATAATCTAACTGCTTATACTGAATTATTCTATAGGAGATGCCAGCTGGTAATATATAATCTAGCAAATCCTATACCACACCTAAAGTCGCCAATTGAGTTGGTAACTTTAGTGTATATAGATACTCATCAGGATCTTTAGAAATGTTTATTTCACCAGTTAACTTGTACGTCCTCATAAGAATAGCTACACAGTACTCAAGTGCAGTTATTGTACCTTTCTTTCGCATAAGGTACTTAAAGCATGATATAGCTGAATCCAAAGCATCATATTCCCATTGATGTTTTGTTTGGAAGTTTAATGTTTTAGCTCTTAGGTCAGAGAGTTTATTATCAATGTTAGGTTTCCACACATTCATATTATCAGCGTATGATTTGCTACTGTTAAATATAGCAGTGTATAATCTAGCCAATACTTGATAATCTCTTGACTAATCACTGTACACCTCTGGTGTTTGTTTTATTACATCTATCATGTGTAGTTCCTCATTGATTTTATGATGTCGATATTTGAACCTGTTATATCAATCTGTGGTATTGTAATATGATTAACAATGTTATTTATATCCCAGAATATATTGGAGTTGCTTATGTCATCATCTTGTATTGCTATACTAGCTTCAGGTACGTTAATATAGTATGGTTTTGTAGTACTCTTTGTACTTGATTCTACTAATTGTTTTATCCTAGGTGCAACACCAACTACACCATGCTAAGTGTCAGTATCAAGGCCTATGAGACCACCATATGTTAAGTTACTATTTAACCCTTTATGAACTACTGGATCCCAAGCAGTAATAACTATTTCATCTGATGAGTTATAGTTTGTAGCTTGAATACTTAATGCCATATTCAAAGCACCAGCTGATGCTGAACTTTCTGGGTTTTGCTTTTCAACTTCTAATAAATACATACCCTTGCTTGATACAGTCATTGAGCTTGCAAAAGCCTGACCTGAATTATATTCTCTAATCCCATAGTTTGTATTAGCAGGCACAAAGCTTTCAACACTAATAGTTACAATAGTTGAGGTGTTATCAGACAGGTTTGCGTAAATTGGTAAAATATATCTTCTATTATTACCTATACCAAAGCGATACATAAATGGTAATGTAGCAATTAAGTTACCATCTATTGCTACACTAGTCTTACCATTAACTGTTGCTAATGATTTTACTACACTAGTACCTGTATAGCTTACTTTGCATGCAGCGCCAGTAATAGAATACTTTTCTACACTAATTGTCTTATTAAGCAACTTCTTTATATCAAGTGAAGTATCACCATATGTGTTTATTTCAGCTGAAGACTTAATACAGCAATTTGTGTATTCAATGTCTGCTGAAGATTCAGAAGTAGTCAAATATATTGTTTGGTTACTAGTTAATACCTAACCAACTTCTCCACTAAGAGAAAGGTCTAATCTACTTCTTAATTCATACCCTTCATTGATTGCATGTAACGTAGCTGAAGTACCATCAGACAGAGTGTACTTTATAGTACCATTACAAGTAACAGGTTCATTGCTAATGTACTCCGGTGGGTTAGACCAGTTGTAGATTTGTACTGTATCACCTTTACCTAATGTAATAATAACTCTCTCACTTATTTCGAAGTTATTAGTACTAAAGTCTTTATATTGCCATTCCAAGCCTGATGCAAAACCTTCGTCCTAAATACTTTCTATAGATGTATCATCATCTAATTCCCATTCATTTACTGATGATACAAACCCTCTTAATTTTGTTCCAGCACCAAGTAATACTAATGCATCTTTATTTTGATTTGAATAAATAAAGTACTCACCAGAACCAAGCGTTGTTGTATTGTATGCACCGAGTGTAGCATTTGGGAACAGGTTATTGTTATTACCACTTCTTATCCAGTAACATGGTGTAACTGTACTAGACAAAACAGTTGTCATCTTTACTCTGTGCTCAATTTGTTCACTTGCACCGAGAGTAGCAAATAATTCATTTGTATGAGTAACACCATATTGATCTTCCCACGTCTTTTTAGTGCCAGAAGTAGTAGGACTTATCTCGAAGTTAGACTTTATAACTTCTCCTGGACCATATTCTTGCGTTATCTGTACACCATCTGATGTGTAAAGCATCACAAGGTAATCACCAGCTTCAAGCTTGAAGTCGACATTTGGTGTTATCTTACCACCTAATCTTGCTGTTGTAAATCTATAGTTTATATATGTCGGATATACTTTATCTGTTGAGTAACTCTGGTAAGATATATGTAAGTACTCATTGTCAGAAAGTGAAGTAGCTAATGAGATGTTATTTGATACTACAGCAGCTTTCTGTACGAATGTAATTACTATACCACTGTTAGCTATAGCACCAGACCTCTACCCATTATTTAATTCTATAGCGCTATCTGTATTATTAGTTACCTCATAGTAGTTATCACTATCAGCATTTTGGTAAGTTGCTGATTTTGTTGTTACACCTGAGGATGATTCGTTATAATCTACCTTAAGTGATTCTCCGGTCAGTAGTGTATGTTTACCACCATTAGCTGGGATAGTTGCACTGCCACCTGTTAATGTAAGATAGATATTGCCAGTTGTACTAGAGTATGTGTAATTTGTTGTAGTTTGGCCAGACTAGTCGTAGTGAACCTAATCAGTGTTCAAATATATTTTAGTTTCCGATGCTATAGATTCAACATCTTCAACTACTAAGTTTGTCTAATCATCTGGTGCAATCTAACCAAATTCACACTTGAATGTATCATCAAACTCAAACATGCATAATCTACCAGCTAATATGTTCTTAGCTATCATATCAACTAATAAACCAACGTCTCCAGAGTATACATTAACTTCTTCATAACCTGATTCTGTTTTTCTGACAGCCTTAGGTGTATATTGTAAGTTTTCAAGTCTTATGTTCTTTATTCTATCATCAGCATTTAACAATATCTGAACAACGTTATCATAGCTCAATTCTTCACCAAAATCAAGTTGGCCAGCATTAAAGTTCTCTGATATTGCTCTATATACTGAGTTTATAATTGATTCTTTTTCTTTAGCAGTAACCTTATTATACGGTGTTATTGTCACATAAAGTGGCACATAGTTCTTAAAGAATAAAATATCACCTGTAACAGGCTGCTTAAAGTTATGATTTACACATTTAAGATCTTCTAATGATAATATAGCTTGATCTACATAATCTTTAGAAGCAGGCTTAAATGAGTTGTTAATAGCGTACCAATGTTTCTTATCTGTGTATTCACCAGCATTATATGCCTGCATTGCATAAACATATAAATCAAATGGAGACATTGTAGCCGTAGCTTGTGTAAATGTTGAATATGATAATGTAGCAGGTAATGGTTGCCAAGAAGTACCATCATAATACTTATAATATGGTGGTGAAGAAGTTTCCTGGTCGAAATACACATCTCCCTTCTATGGGGTGGTTGGTATATCAGCCAAAAATTTAAACGTTATACCTGCTATCCCACTTAAGAATGTTGCAGTCTCAAAGTATGGGCCATATTCATCATAAGCAACTATCTTTGTAGCATGATTATAATCATCAGTTACATCAGTAACAACAGAGTTTGACACAAGCTTCTTGTTTGACACAGTATTAACCTGTGTATTAATAGCATTTTTGTAGTCTAACTTTGTAACTAATGTATCAAATGTACCAACAATCTTCTTAAATGATTGATACATTTCATCTATTGTTTCTGGATCTTTACCATTAGTAAATGAACTATTGTTTACTAATGTCATCTTCTCTAGGTCTATCTCTCTAGTACCTATTTTATACGTTGTATCTGATGTAATCTTTGATAATGTTCCACTAGATATATTACCACTTGCACCAGTAGTACTAATGTATATTATGTACAAACCACTACCAATTATTGAAGCGATATCTGATGGGAATTCTACATATGGCACGCCCTTATTGGAATCATACCCAACTTTATATGCTAATGATTTGAGAGGCTTTGTTAATAGGTAATCTGTTCTCTCCCAGAATGTTTCTTTATCATCAACATTCGCAACATATATACCATTCTGAGCTACATATGATACAGGGAAGTAGATTCTATTATTCTCATCTAAGTTCTCTAACAAGATTGTTGTTGAACCATCTACTTCTAATGTATTAAGTGTACCTTCTATAAATTGACAAGCTGAAGCCACTTTATTCTCATTTATAGTTAAGTTACTAATCTGTGTGTAGGTAATTGTATCATCATCGTTAGCAACTTTAAGTGTAAACTTAGGAATACTGAATGCTTCGAATGTTTCATCTTCGTCAGCCTGATATGTAAATGAAACATCACCAGTAGCTGAAACATAGTATCTTGGGTTATAACCATTCATGTCAACTATATTTCTAACAGAGCTTTCCTGTGTTGCAGATGGTAAGAAGCTCTCTAATACATTTTTATCTATATTATAGTTAGTATGGTCAGCTATGAATGCACCTTCTTTTAAAAGCACAACACCTGGGTCTGACTCATTAGACAAGCTTGGATCCCATTTACTTGTGAGCTATTTAGCTAAATCAAGTAATGATGGGTAAATAGTACCAAAGTCTTTTTGACTGTAGCTCATCTTCGACATTTGAATTTCATTATCTGTAATCATGTATTCCTCCAACATTAAACTATTGCATTGAACAAAACGATGTTATATAAATCTGTTTGGAAGTTCAATTGGTTTATTGCCTTTATACTTATATATACTTTAGCTCCATCTGTGCTAATAGAAATGTCTTTTCTTGTTAATCTTAGCTATGGCATAAAGTTTGCTATAGCTGTGTATAAATTATCTATTAATATATCTATAAGTACTGTATCATTAGGGCTATATAAATACTTTCTTAACCCAGCGCCAAACTATGGGTCACCAAATAAAGAATCAGTATCTGATTGCAAAAGCAATTTTAAGTTTTGCAAAGTAGCATCATAGTCTGAAACTAAGTTTACTGTAGTTCTATTAAATATATTTGGAAAAGCTATTGATTTCATTATATCACTCCTTTATACCCAATGACCAACTATTGTGTAGTAACAATTATGACCTGACCCATATGGGTTAGGGATAAAAACTGTCTAACCACTTCTAAAGTTTCCAGATTTACCACTTGTAGCCCAAGCAACATCTGTTAATCTAGTCATATATACAAAATCATTATCAAAATCTACATAACAGCTCGAGCCATCACTAAACCCTATATAACCCTCTATGTGGAAATTAGCGTCAACTGTTACGGAACCTCTATAAAATACCGTATAACCACCGACAGAAAAACCTGTATTAAATGTATCACTAGTTGAGTATGTAACATCCTTATACCAATTTCTCTTGTCTGTTCTGAAGTATCTATAGGTATTAGTACCACCCATATCTATATCATAAGTTGTACCTTTATTTGGTAAAGACGTGTAAGTACCACTATTAGTATTTGGTACACTATTTGTGTTTACATATCTATATGTATTTGAAGCACCCATATCAAGCCCTGAACTTCTTGATGTAGGTGTATAAGTACCTGAACACGATATAGCATTTATAGTAACATTACCACGGCAGAAGTAACCATTAGTATACACAGTTTGGGAAGAAGTAGACGGGTTGACAGTTGTACCATCAAATGTGTTTAAAGTGTAAGTTTTACTTGACCCATTAACGGTTATTGCACCACTAGATGCAGATGTTACATACCCTGCAGAAACTGTAGGGGTAACACTTGTTAACCAGTTACCTTGCGTTGCAGTAAATGTAGCATTATTAGCATTGAATGATACTACTGGTGCAGATAAATTTATAGTTGTAGCTGGCGTTGTTACAGAGCCTATAGGCATTGCGTTCACAGTTACTTTTGATAGCGCTTTTCCATCATCATGTGTAACTGACTGAGCTGATGTAGATGGACTAACTGTTTTCTCCTACCAAGGTAACTATGTCTAAATAGCTCCAATAGCAGATGCAAAACCATCTGGGTACTACAAACTAGCTGATGTACCACCTTTAGCTCTTATAGCATTTGCAATAACCCCTATTTCGTCACTATTTGTAATGTAATCAGACATAAACTCTCCTTAAAAATAGTTACCTCTAGCTTGTGTTATATCCAAGCTTATTACCCCACTTTCTATCTTTATACCATAGCCTGCAGTAAGAGATGAACCAGCATCTTTTTGTATCTAAACAAAGAAATCCTTTGGCGTATACCCACCAAAAGATGTATCAACAGGTAAAGTAGCTTTATTGATAACATTTAGTTCATTAGTATTAGTATACATTGGTGATTCAGCTTCTACTTCAGTGTATAACTTACCTATTATCACAGGGTAGTTTAAAGTATCACCTTCGAATGATACATATACACAGTCATCTACCTAATACCCATTGTACTGACCAGGTTGATTACATAATAGTGCATCAAAAAACATTGGGGTACCGGTATTATCTTCAAGGAATGGTACCCTAACTTTATATATGTTATTACCCTGCTTGGGTAATTGTATAATGTAAGCTTTAGTAAGCATTATGCATTCTCCTATTCATCACTGGCAACTTTAGTTAACTCTAGCGTTGTCCAATAACCACCTGAATCTATGTTATCAACTTGTGAGGTTATGAGATAATAGCCTGATGATATATGTTTTCTACCATAGAACCAAACATTAACTTTAAGATATGTCATAAGTATGGCTGGCTTCAGTATACCTTTTATCTTTATCCTTGCCTGTGTTGTGAACTCAGTTACCTTTGTCCACCATGTTTTATCTGAGGTGTAGTAGTTATATGTTGAGCCAGCTATCAATGGTTGGTACTCACTAATTAACTTACCGTGCTAATCAATTCGTTTTACATAATCGTTATTTCTTATGTCGCTCTAGTAGTCATATAACAATGACCAACCACCATTGTCTGTGAATGAAAACTCTTGAACTATGTTAGCTGTTGGGTGTCCTATATCTATCTAGTAGGTGCATAGACCTTCTAACTAAGAAGCAGAATATGCTACTTTATTTATCTTAAAGTAAGGACCACCATACTCATTGTTTGTATCATCCATAGTAGCTAACATATATACACCTGATGATTTACCAGATGTACCAGAGCTTTCAACTGGTGTCATGTTATTTGTGCAAGTTTGGTAGTAGTCCAATATATTCACACCTGTTTGTGATGGTATGGTAACTACTTTATCATCACTAGCTAACCAACCATTGTTTTCAACTTGTGCTTTGTTTTGCATACCGGTGAACACTTCAGTTAATTTATAGGCTTTATTATATAGGAGCTACTTTATTACATCTGATGGCTTAGCAGTCACAGTAGCAAAATTATAGCTACCACTTAATGTTAAATTAGCTGAACTAGTAGCTGATACAGTGTAAGAGATAACCGAGCCTGATAAATCAAGAGATGAGTGCAAGTCTGTTATAATTGCCTCCTCATCACGATATATGTAGTTAGGTAAAAGTGCATCACCGTAAGTTATCTTTATCAATCTTGTCTTTTGTACACTACTGAATAACTTCTCAAAGAAATTTGGGTCGTCATCCTATGTCACAGGGTAGTCAATGTTAAGCGTGTACATATTAACTTGACCATTTATCTTCTCTATCTCTAATGACCTAACAAAGTTAGGGTATTTAGCATTAATTCTTCTATATAAACCATTTGCACCGGAGATAGCTGTTGAACCTTCGTAAACACCAAATGAATAACCACCTATCTCAACTCTAACAAATGGTGCTTCTATTCTGGTTAATGGAGATAAAATGTCGCTCTTTGTTATTGATTTAGAAGATACACCTTTAGTAGAAGAAGTGTCAAATAACTTTGCCATTTATCAAACCTCGAAGTAAATACTTGATAGTGCAGGTATCTTTATGTTAGTATACTTTGGATATAATCTTGTGTAACTATCTAGTATTCTATTAAAATCAGCAATGACCCAAAATAGGTCTGGTCTACCATAATAACGATATGCAAGACTATCTAAGGAGTCTTCTGGCTGAACAGTGTGTAAGGTATAAGATGAATCAGGACTTAACTGACCTGTTAAACCGTACATATATTTATCATCTATGCTATTGTAATAAAATGGGAATCTCTAATACCTAGAGGTATAGGAATAATCTCTAATTGTTTTATCCTTTAAGCAATCCATATATTACCACCTTCCAGTGCCTGATATTATACCACGAAAAGAACCAGCTGAAGCAACAGTTGCTGCATCATATGGCTCTACTTCAGATATTGTAAATGTTACATCTGCACAAGCATACTTGCTATCATCCATAATAGGTTTCTTGTAAGTTACACTAACACCACTACTAACTACTCCCTTTATAAATATCTAGTCACCAAATCTTACTGCTACCATAGGAGGTACAACGCCAGCAATCTAGTCACTGTAAGTGTTATATAAAGGCAAAGCAGCTGACTGCAAGTAGTTTATGAGTTCATCTACTACATCAGCGTTGCTTGAGTTGTCAGGCTTATAATCGTTCATCATATCTCTATGTAGAGATAATGTAACCTGTATAGTTCTCGGACCGGAATTAGAGTAAGTAAATACTGGCGCAGATCTAGATAAAGCATTTGTTTCTTTGAATGATGTCTGCATATTATCTGTTACCGTGTCCGGATATAAAGGAAGAATAAAGTACTAATCTAAATGATAGAAATAAATATAATTAGTTTGTAATACCATCATACCCCCTATAATATATGTTCTACATCTTTATCAACGTAACCTATCATATCGAAATACTCATCCTAATAGGTTAACCTAGGTCTTTCATTTGCTCCCTGTTCTGATGATTCTGTATCAGCATCAATTAACTTAGCGAAGTTCAATTTATCTTCTCTATTTATGAGCTAATAAATCTTTCTCTATATATTTGAATCCCATAGACCAGAATAGCCTTTAAATAGCGTTGAACTATATAACTTACTCTGAACATCTGCTATGTTATTACCTATGGTATCTATATTTGTTATTGGGTTTCCTAATAAATACTCAATTAATCTATCAGCAAAAGGTTTACTAATCAATGAATTATTTCTTAATAATGATAATTTTGTTATATTCTTAATATCAGTT